GGGCTTTGAGTTCGGGTTTAAGAAACCAGTAGGGTTGAATATCGGCGCATGGCTTGACGAATATCTAGGTGACGCTGCACTGGTCAACACCCTGCGATTCCGTTTAGCTACCCGTGACTCCAAGATGCTTATCGGCTTTACGCCGATTGACGGATATACACCCTTTATATCCGAATACCTCAAGAACGCTGAAACGTTAAAGACCCGACCCGCTGCACTACTAAAGAACAAGGCAGTACCTGTTGAGCAGTATAGCCCTGGCAGAGATGCAAGAGTTGTATACCTGCACTCAGACGAGAATCCTTTTGGGGGTTACGAGCGTATAGCCAAGGACCTAGTCAACCAGCCTGAGTCAGAGATAATGGTACGTGCCTACGGCGTACCAGTGAAATCAGCAAATGCTTTGCTTCCTTACTTCAACACAGAAGTAAATGTACTCAAGGAAGAACCGAACAAGTACAAGATGAAGTTCCCCGACATTTCGGATAAGTCGGAGTTCACCTGCTATCAGGTGGTTGACCCTGCTGGTGCAAGGAACTACACGGCTATCTGGGCAGGAGTAAATGAGCTAGGGGAAGTATACATCCGAAAGGAGTGGCCAGACCGTGGTACCTACGGAGAATGGGCGATATTCGGTGACCCCAAGTGGAGATATGGCCCTGCATCTAAGAAGGTTGGCCTTAACGTAGAGGGATACTGCGAACTATTTAAAGAGATAGAAGAAGACCTAGGCATTGAAGTAACCGAGCGCATTGGTGACTCTAGGTTCTTTGCAAAGGAGAATGAAAACAATGATGACCTATTTACTTCCTTCTATGACTTTGGTCTAAGCTTTATTCCGTCAAGCGGGGTAATGGAGGAGCAGGGCATTACTGCCCTCGATGATTGGTTTAACTATAACCCAAATGCAGGAGTAGACCTATCAAACCGACCGCTGTGCTACATACACGAGGACTGCGGAAACCTGATCGACAGCCTGATTAACTATAACTCGCAGGGTAAATCAGACGAAGCACTAAAGGATTTCTTTGACGTGATCCGATACCTGCGAATGTCCAACGGTGGAGAAGGTCCAGACTTTATGACTGACTCCTCTATGCAAGCAACCAGAACAAATAAAGGAGGATACTAATATGCCTAAGAAAAGATTAACAATAATTGCCAAAGAAAATAACCTAGAACTAGAATACCTTTCGGGGCTAGTAGAAAGTAAACTACCATCGGATACAGTCACTGGAGTTGGCAAGGGACGATGGATCAACGAAGAGGGACAGGCAATGCTTGAGAAAGCAATTGACATTCCTGAGCTTACGCCCAAGATCCTTCGTGGAGTCGTGCACTCAAAGGCTCCAAACAGAAGTTACCTGTATGTCTACATCAAGGAAATTAAAAAGAAAGTACCAGTGGTTATCCCAAGGAAACTTGAGAATCATTTACTTCCTGGAAAGAACGTAAACGTAGAGGTTATTACTGACAATGTAGGTACATCGTATCGCTATGTTAAATAAAAATGGAAGAGGATGACATAACTTTAGATCCAAAATGGATCGACGAGCAGGTCAACAGACTTGCTGGCTGGGAGTACCTTAATCGTTATGTTAGGCATCAGATTGACAAACCAATGCGTCCACAGGAATTATGTGATAAAATTGGAGTTTACAAGGGACATATTCACGACATAAGTAAATCAGTAAAAAAACAATTAAATGCAAAATAAATCTACCTTTGAAGCTTTGACGTACGTTGAGGATTCGCCAGACATTTCCGCTTTACGCAATGCCTACGACCAAACCGTCAATGAATTAGAAGCTTATTTTGATTTATGCCGTACTAGCTACGATGATCGCCGCAACTGGTGGCCAGGTAAAAGCCGTGATCACCGCAAGCACGGAGCAGATGCCTTCCCTTGGGAGGGAGCATCAGACACAGAGAGCCACGTTATCGACGAGCGTATTACCCGACTGGTATCTTTGTTTGTATCTTCATTAAATCGCTCAAACATTCGTGCCTATCCAGTGGAGTCCAATGACGTAGCACGGGCAGAGATTGTATCTTCCTTCCTTAAGTGGATGGTAACAAGTGGTTACATCCCTCGCTACAAGCGTGAAATGGAACTAGGTGCCAACTACTTACTGGAGCGTGGTCTACTTATTACTTACGTGGGCTGGCACTCAGAGGACCGCCAGTTCCAACAGAAGCTTACGCTTCAACAGATTGCTGAGCTTGACCCGAATATTTTTGGGGCTGTGCAGTCAGGAGAGAATGACGATGAACTAGTGTTCATGCTTCAAAACGTCTTTGATGGTGTAACAGATAAGCGAGCAAAGAAAGCACTCAAGGATCTACGAAAGTTTGGGGAAGCGGAGCTTCCTACAGTTCGCCGTCAGATTGATGCACCAGAAATTAAGACACTAGCACCAGACGGGGATTTCTTTTTCCCTGCTTATGTTACAGATCCGCAGCGTGCACCTTACTGCTTTTGGAAAACTTTTTATACGGCTCAAGAACTTGAGAACAAGGTAGCAACCGCAGGATGGGACCCTGATTTCGTTGAATATATTATCGAGCACTACAGAGGTGTTAATATAGATAGTGTAGAAAGAGAACAGGAAGGCCGCCGCAGTACTAGCTTGACCGATAACGCCTACGAGGCGAATGAACTAATAGAAATCGTGTATGCGTACCAGCGGTTGGTCGATCCTGAAGATGGTTCAGAGGGTATCTACTGCACTGTGTTCCATAAGGATTACAGTGGTGAAAACAATGAAGCCCCTGCATACGCAAAGCGTGAACTGCTTAATGGCTACGAGGACTACCCAGTTGTAGTTACAAAGCTGTCAGAAGACAGCAAGCGTCTATACGATACAACTACAGTCCCAGATATCCTTCGTGGTATCCAGAACCAAGTAAAGGTAGAGCGTGACTCCCGTATTGATCGCAACAGCCTAGCTACACTTCCTCCTATCCTGCACCCAGTAGGACAGGCACCAAGTGACTGGGGTCCAGGTCGTATGATCCCTTATCGCCGTAAAGGTGATCTGGACTTTGCTCCTACGCCCCCAGCTCCTGTTGGCTCAATTGAAATTGAGCAAACCCTGGAAGCTCTGGCTGACCGCCTAGTTGGACTAGATGAAGCCGATCAGATCTCCAGTGTACGCAAGCAGTTCTTGGTAGACAAGTTTTTGCAGCACAACGCAGAGGTTATGCGTATGGCGTATCGCTGCTTCCAGCGTTTTGGACCAGACGAAGTATTCTTCCGTGTAACTGGTATCCCTGATCCACAGGTAATGGACCGAGGTGACCCTGATGCAAACTTTGATATTACTATTAACTACGATGTACTGAACACAGATCCTAAGTCTCAGGAAGTTAAGTTAGCTCAGATGACTGCGCTACTGCAACTGGATCGCAATGGTCGTATCGACGTAGACAAACTACTATCTGTAATGGCTGGAGCCATTGACCCAATCCTAGCGGATTCTGTTTTGACTCCTGTAGAGGACGCACAGCAGCAGGTAGTCAAGGACGTAACCGATGATCTCACTAAGATCTATGCTGGCATTGAAATGCCTGCACGTCCAAGCGGTGGTCAGATTGCCATGCAAGTCCTTGAACAATACGGTCAACAGCCTGACATCCAGGAAAAGCTACAGAGTGACGAAGCCTTTGCGGGTCGCCTGCAAAAGTACGCAGGTCAGTATCAGTTCCAGATGCAACAAATGCAGAACGCTGAGATTGGCCGCATTGGTACAACTCCAGCACAAATGGGAGAAGTAGGCACCCAGGATATGCCACAATACTAATATGACAATTCAAAAAGACATTGAACATTTAAAGCGGCACGATTCGTTTAACCGCTTTATTGATCTAATCAAACAGATGCGGGAAGAGTGCATCGCAGAAATGCACGAGGTTCCCACTGATAAGCTACAGCAGTTATCAGGTCGCATACTAAGCTACGATCAGATTATTACAATGGCCGACTGGGCAGAGACTTCGTCCAGTGAATAATTTCATAGCATACATTTAGTATGCTATAATGCAAAACATAGCTATCGCTCGGCGTTGAAGAGTGGAAATATATGAATACAGAAGTCACAACGGGAATCGCTGAACCCGACAATACTACAGTGGAAAAGACAAATATCACAGCGGAGGATTTTGCGATCCAACGCTTAGGGCAGCCAACGCCTCAACCAAAAGAGCAAGAAGCTCCCGAGGTTGAAGAAGAGGTTACCGACGAAATTGCTAATGAAGAAGCAGAAGAAGTTGAGGAGTCAGTAGAAGATACTGAAGACGAAACTTCAGAAGCCGAATCAGATGAGCAAGTTCTTTCTCAGATTGATTTAGATGATATGTCCGAAGTGGAACTGCGGGAACTAGCTGATAAGCTAGGCAGCCGTGCAGTAGCTCGCTTTGGAGAACTCACAGCTAAACGTAAGGCAGCAGAAGAAAAACTTCAACAAATTGAAGCCCGACTTTCTGCCGAGCAAAACAATCCGCTTACACCAAAGAAAGAAGTTACCAATAATCCATTTGCTAATGTAGAAACCCTTGAGGATCTACAATCTAAGGCAACGGATGCTAGTAACGTTATTGAATGGGCAGAGGACATTATGTTCAATGCAGACGGATATGAAGCTGATGACGTAGTCACAGAAGTCGAAGGCAAGGAAATGACCAAGGCCGATGTCCGCAATGCTTTATTGCAGGCACGTAAAGCCCGTGACAAGTTCCTGCCTGACCGCCTCGAAAAGATCCAAGCAATAGAGCAAAGCAAACAGATGCAGGAGCACTTAACTGCTCAAGCTGAAGCTGAGCTTCCTTGGTTACAGGGCGAAGACAACGATACACGGCGTGAGTACCAAGCTATTATGGGTGACCCTAGGGTTGATACATTAATGGCTAACCTTCCGCCTGACGTTAGAGCACAAATGCCCTACCTGCTAGCGCACGCCGCTAATAGCATCTATGGTCGAAAAGCTGTAAAGAGTACAAAGTCTAATGTAAGACTTAACCCTAGCAGTAATTCTACACCTAGTGCTGCTGGTTCGGAAAAACCTGCTAGTCGTACAAGTAAATCAATCAAGAACTTAAGTGCTCAGTTTAAGCAATCAGGTGATAAGAGTGACTTCATTACTCTCAGAACACTTCAATTACAAAACCGATAAATTAAATTC